CTGCCGCTGGATCGCCTGCCCAATGACGAGTACGCAGGCTATCAGGTCCACACCGCGTGGCTCTGCTGGCAACACCGCGACGCCGACATCGCCGCGCTGCGGGCCGAGCGGGATGCGATGTATGTGGACATCGGCCGGCGCGTGCTACTTGAGCGCTCGCTGCGGGCCGAGGTCGCAAAGGTGCGCGAGCGCTGTTCTGAGTGGGCGCTGATTGCGGGAGAGCACGGCGCCGAAAAGGACTCGCTGCGGGCCGAGGTCGAGCGGCTGAAACAAGAGCGCGACACCTTCTACATGGACTACCGCATGAAGTGCGACGCGCAGACGAAGAGCCTGCACGCCGAGGTCGAGCGGCTGCGGAAGGATGCGGAGAGGTGGCGCAGCGCTGTGGACGACTATGCGGCCGGAGTGATTCAAGGCTACGACCCGAAAACCAACACGCACTTCGGCTATGTCAGCAGGTTTGTTGAAGCCATCCAGGAGCGCGACGCCGCCATGCGCCAGGAGCCCAAGGCATGACGGACACCGAGCGCCTCGACTTTCTGGAGTCGCTGCTGACCCGCGTCGAGCACCAGAACTCGCGCAGGCCGAGCGAGCCGCTTGGTGCCGACATGCACATCAACGGAGGCCGCGGGGCGAGCCTGTACCTGCGCGATCTATGCGCCAGGGTGACTGCGGAAGGACACGGCGTGAACGTCCGTGCGTGCATCGACATGGCGATGGAGCAGGTGCGCGCCGGCAAGGATGACGCCGTGAGGACGGTGCCGCGAATCAAGGAGCCCAAGGCATGACGCGCGAGCTCACCCTGACCCTCCCGTACCCCATCAGCGCCAACCGCTACTGGGCCACCAGGGTCATCAAGGCCAAGGCCACCGGCCGCTACATGGCCATGACCTACGTCACGCCCGAGGCGAAGGCCTACCGCGACCAGGTGGCGCTGATCGCCCGCGCCGCTGGCCTCGAGCAGCCCCTCGTCGGACGCGTGGCCGTCGAGCTGGACCTGTACCCGCACCGGCCGCAGGACTGGGCGCGCCGCGCCCGCCGCGACCCGGAGGCGTGGGACGACGACGTGCAGTGCATCGACCTGGGCAACTGCGAGAAGGTGCTCTCCGACGCGCTGCAGGGCATCGTGTTCCCCGACGACCGCTGGATCTGGAGCCTGGCCAAGGATCGCAAGGAGCCCGACGGCGAGGGCCGCGTGGTGCTGCGCGTGCGGCCGCTCGTGCGCAAGGTGGCGGCGCAGCTGGCGCTGGAGATGGGGTGATGGACCTCTGGGACATGCTCCGCGACGCCCAGGCGGCACAGGCCGAACTGCTGGCCGAGCAGCAGCGCGTCATCGACAGCCTGCCCGGGGCCTACGAGATCCCGCCGCCCGCCGCGTGCGCATGCTTCCCAGGCCACTGCCGCGGCGGCGAGGTGGTGAACGGCCGGCTGGCCAACGGATTGACCTGCAAGGAGGCGCATCGTGGCTCGACACCTTGTGATTCACCTCATCGTCAGCAATCCACCGCGGATGCCGGCGTGCTTCGACAGCCCAGATGAGTGGGAGTCCTGGCTGACGCACGCACACCTCTCAGGCATGCGCATCGTGCGCCGGGCCGACGTCGGGCAGACCCGCTCCGACAACCGCGCCAACCGGTCGACGCACTACGAGGTGCTGCCGCCCGACCAGATCGACTACTGCTGCGACTGCACGGCCAAGCGCCGCGCCAGCATGCTGCGGCAGGGGCGATGCCAGCCGCCGCCGGCGGCCGTGCCTCCTGAGCTTCCCAACGACGAAGGACCTGCAAGATGTTCCCTGCCATCGCCCGAGCCGCTCATGGCGTGAATCGCGCCTACCGCATGGCCCTCGGTGAGCCTGGCGGCCCTGCCTGGCACGCCGCGCCCGAGGAGACCCGCAACGCGGTCATCCGCGGCGTCGAGTACCGCCACGCGCACCCGGACGCCACGCCGGAGGACATGCACCGCGCCTGGGCCAGCGACAAGCTGGCGCACGGCTGGACGCGCGGAGACGTGGAGTCGGCCCTGCTGAAGACCCATCCGAACCTAGTGCAGTGGGGCAGCCTGTCGGCCGAGCAGCGCGCCAAGGACGCGATCTTCCTCGCGGTGATCGACGAGGTGATGCCGCTGTGCATCGAGCTACAGAAGAGCGTCGACCTGCTGCGCCAGAACGAGAAGCTGGCCCTCGAGGAGCAGACCGGGGCGCTGCTGTACATCACGGCCATGGTCAAGCGCTTCGGTGGCGAGACTGGCATCGTCGAGATGACCGAGTCCGACATGGTCGAGGCCTGCGACTACGAGCTCTCGCGCTACGACACCGAGAGCGGCGGGCTGATGCTGAAGGTGACCAGCACGAAGCAGGAGGAGCCGGAGCAAGACCCTGCGCAGTTGAACTTGGCGCTGCCACCGAATTCGTGAACCACACGAACCTCGAAACAGGGGCCGCACCATGCCCGCATGGCGGCACCCAAGAAGGTCGACTACGACAGGATCGAGCCCGGCTGGCGCGCCGGGCTGAAGAGCGCTGAGCAGCTCGCGTCGGAGTATTCCCGCGAGACTGGCATCAAGGTCAGCGCGGCCGCGGTGCGCAAGCACTTCGGCAAGAAGGGCGTCCCCCGCGACCTGACCGCCCAGGTGAAGGCCAAGGCCGACGCCAAGGTGCTGGCGGCCATGGTGGACTCCACCAAGCGCGCTGCCACCCAGGCCGAGACGGTCGACGCGGCGGCCACCGAGATCGCCACCGTCCGCCTCGAGCACCGCATCGACGTGCGGCGGACGCGCCGGATCGTCGGGAAGCTGACGCAGGACCTGGCCGCCATCGCCGACCGGCCCGAGCTCGTCGACGAGATGGCCCAGGCGCTGGCCGCCGAAGGCGACGCCGCTGCTCCTGCGCTGCGCGCGGCGCTGAACCGGGTCACGGCGCTGCCGACGCAGGTGACCGTGGTCAAGGGCCTGGCCGAGGCGCTGCGCACGCTGGTGGCGATCGAGCGCGAAGCCTACGGGATGGACGCCGATCCCGAAAAGCCTCCGGCCGAGCGCCCGGTCGAGGACTGGAGCGACGACGAGCTGATCGCCGACATCAAGGCGCGCCGCGCCATCGCGGCCGCGCAGGCCTCCAGCGAGGGGGCGTGATGGCCGGGCAGCCGCGCGACACCGAAGCCGAGCTGGTGCGCCGCCACGACGCGCGCCAGTCGCTGATCCACTTCGCCCAGGGCATCGACGTGCCCGGCCGTCCCGTGAGCGAGAACGAGGACGAGGAGGTGTTCCTGCCGGTGGAGACGCGCGTGGCGCTGCACCACCGCGTGCTGATGGCCCTGCTGGACCGCGTGTTCAACCGCGAGATCCGCAACCTGATGGTGTTCATGCCGCCGGGCAGCGCGAAGAGCACGTACACCTCGGTGGTCTACCCGGCCTACGCCATGGGAAAGCGCCCGGGCAGCCGGTTCATCCTCGGCAGCTACGCCAGCGCCATCGCCTGGAAGCAGTCGCGCCGCACGCGCCAGATCGTGCGCAGCCGGCGATACAGGCCCATTTTCGGTACTGGTCTCTCGGCCAACAACCAGTCGGTCGAGGAGTGGGCGCTGGAGAACGGCTCCGAGTACATGGCCGGCGGCATCCTGGCCGGCATGACCGGCAACCGCGCGACGGACCTGCTGATCGACGACCCGGTGGCCGGCCGCGAGGAGGCCGACTCGGAGACGATGCGCAAGCGCACGCGCGAGGCCTACGAGGACGACCTGTCCACGCGCCTGATGCCGGGCGGCTCGACGGTCATCATCCAGACGCGCTGGCACGAGGAGGATCTGAGCGGCGGGATTCTCCCGGCGGACTGGGCCGGCGAGAGCGGGATCATCCGAGGCCGCGACGGGCTCGACTGGTTCGTGCTGTGCATCCCGGCCGAGGCCGAGCGCGCCGACGACCCGCTGGGGCGACCGATCGGAGGCCGGCTGTGGCCCGAGTGGTTCGGCGCCGACCACTTCGCCCGCTTCAAGGCCAACCCGCGCACGTGGCAGGCCCTGTTCCAGCAGCGGCCGACGGCCGACGAGGGCACCTACTTCCAGCGGGTCTGGTTCGACCAGCGCTACGACCGCCTGCCGCCAGGCCTGCGGGTGTTCGGCTGGTCCGACTACGCAGTGACCAAGGACGGCGGCGACTTCACCGAGCACGGGGTGTTCGGCCTGGACGATGCCGACCGGCTGTACGTGCTGGACTGGTGGTGGGGCCAGGAATCGTCCGACGTGTGGATCGAGCGCCAGTGCGACCTGATCTACAAGTACAAGCCGCTGATGTGGGCGGCCGAGAAGGGCGTCATCGCCCGCTCGATCGAGCCGTACCTCACCGGCCGGATGCGCCAGCGCCGCCTGGTGGAGACCCGCCTGGAGTGGCTGCCGACCACTGGCGACAAGCAGGCGATGGCCCGCGGCGCTCAGGCGATGGCCAGCATGGGCTCGCTCGTCTTCCCGCGCCGCTCGAGCTTCGCCGATCGCGTCATCGCGCAGCTGGTCGGCTTCCCCGCCGCAGCCAACGACGACGCCGTCGACGTGCTGGGTGGCGCCGTGCGTGCGATCCCGCTGGTGGGCCGCCCGGCCAAGAAGCGAGAGATCCCCGCGGGCGCGGTGGCGACCTACGGCATCGACGACGAGCTCGGGATGTGACCATGAAGCCGAACGACGACCCCGGGCTCGATCCCTTCGGCGCAGCCGACGCCGACGAGGCGCAGATGAAGGCGGCCGAGCAGCGCGAGATGCAGCGCGTCGCGCTCGACAACATGGTGTGCGCGCGCCTGCGCCGCGCCGTCGAGGCCCGCCGCAACAGCGGCATCGAGGACATCTGGCGCGAGGACGACGACCAGTACAACGGCATCGACCGCGACGAGCCGGCAGCCAACATCGCCCCGGTGCGCGCCGGCAAGCGCTCCAACGCCGGTGCGCCGGCCAAGCGCTCGCGCCTAGTCATCAACATCACGAAGCCGAAGACCGACGCCGCGGTGGCGCGCGTGCAGGAGCTGCTCGTCCCGAACGACGACAAGCCATGGGAGATCGGCCCGACACCGGTGCCGGAGCTGGCCAAGGCGGCCGACGGGCAGGACCCGCGCGAGCTCGAGCTGGCCGACGGCACCAAGGCCCCGGCGCAGGAGGTGGCCAAGGCGCTGATGGCCAAGGCCGAGCAGTCCGCCAAGCTGATGTCCGACCACATCGAGGACTGGTTCGTCGAGGGTCGGGTCTACAAGGAGATGCGCCGCGTCATCCACGACGCCGGGCGCATCGGCACGGGCGTGTTGAAGGGCCCGTTCCCGGTGGCGCGCCAGGATCGCCGTTGGATGCGCGGCCCCAACGGCATGGCCGTGCAGATCAAGGAGCGCATCGCCCCGACGAGCAAGGCGATCAGCGCCTGGAACCTGTTCCCGGATCCGGCCTGCGGCGAGGACCTGCACGCCGGCGCCTTCTGCGGCGAGCTCGAATACCTCGCCGGCCGCTCGGTGCGCGAGATGGCCGCGCTTCCCGACGTCGACACCGAGGCGCTGGCCGCCGTGCTGATGGAAGGCCCGAAGACGGGCGTCAGCCAGTACGACGACCGCTACACCCGCGAGAAGCCCGGCCAGGTGCAGACCGCGGACAGCGACACCTTCGAGGTCTACCACTACTACGGCGACATCACCCCGGACACGCTGGTGGCCGGCGGCTGGGTGGTGATGGGCCTCATCAACGGCTACGAGAGCGACGACGAGGAAGAGGCGGCCTCCTACCAGAAGCAGATCGACGCGGCGCTGCAGCTCTACTCGGTGCCGGTGGTGGTGACCACGATCAACGGCCGCTGCGTGCGCATCACGATGGCGCCGAACGAGGCCGGCGACTTCCCGTTCGACGTGTTCCCGTGGGAGCCGGTCGAGGGGCAGCTGTGGGGCCGCGGCGTGCCGCGCAAGATGGCGCCGGCCAGCAAGATGCTGCAGGGCGCCTCGCGCTCGATGCTCGAGAACGCCGGCATGTCGGCCGGGCCGCAGATCGTCATCGACAAGACGCGCATCACCCCGGCCAACGGGCAGTGGGAGATCACCGGCCGCAAGCTCTGGTACTGGGAGCCCGGCGACGAGGTGAAGGACGTTCGCTTCGCCTTCCAGTCCGTCGAGATCACCTCGGCCCAGCAGCAGCTCCAGGGGATCATCAAGTACGCCCTGGAGATGGCGGACATCCTCACCAACCTGCCGATGATGCTGCAGGGCGACATGGGTGCCGCGCCCGACACGGTGGGCGGCATGGCCATGCTGGAGGCCAACGCCACCAGCCCGCTGCGCGCCATCGCGCAGGCCTTCGACGACCACATCGTCGTGCCGCACCTGTCCCGGTACTACGACTGGGCGATGCAGGACGAGAACGTGCCCGAGGAGGCCAAGGGCGACCTGCAGTGCCGCGCACGCGGCGCATCGGCGCTGGTGCTGCGCGACATCTACGCGCAGGTGCTGCCGCAGCTGATGCCGTTCGTGAAGGACCCCGACTTCGAGCTCGACCCGAAGAAGTACATCGAGCAGCTGCTGCGCTCCAACAAGCTGAACCCGACCTCGCTCTCGCTCACGCAAGAGCAGGTGCAGGCCCGCGCCGAGCAGGCGGCTGCCAATCCGCCGGTGGACCCGAAGGTGCAGGCGGCTCAGATCACCGCCGAGCAGCGCGGCCAGGCCCTGCAGGCCGAACTGGCCGACCGCCAGCAGGCGCGCGAGATCGAGCTTCAGGAGTCGCAGCTCGATCGCGCGCTGGAGCAGTACGTCAAGGAGATCGAGTTCCAGATCCAGGCGATGGAGTTCGCCAACCGCAAGGAGATCTCGCTCGAGGACCTGCGCGCCATGCTGGCGGCCAAGGCCATCGACGCGAAGACGAAGCGCGACCTGTTCGTGGCCGAGCGCGCGCTGAAGATGGACCCGTCGAACCCGACGAATCAGGGGGTGTGACGTGGAACGTCCCGAGAACACCCTCGCCATCGCCGACGTGCAGTCGCCCACCTGGGCGAAGGTCCGCGACTACCTGCAGCAGCGCCTTGCGCAGCTGCGCGAAGAGAACGACTCCGGCGACACCGAGATCACGACCAGGCGTCGCGGTCGCATCGCCGAGATCAAGGACATGCTGGCCCTCGAGGAAGAGGCCCGGCACGGAGGCGCCGACCGCTGAACAAGCGCGCGGAGCCATGTCACCACCCCAGCAACCACCACCACCATGGGACCCGACGCAACCTACGACGAAGACGCCGACCTCGAGCTGGGCTTCACGAACACCCTGACGGACGAGACTGATCCGCCGGCGCCCCCAGCGCCCGCGGCACAGGCCCCTGCTGCGCCCACGCCGCCCGCGGCGCCGGCACCCACGCAGGACGCCACTCCCGCCCCCAAGGCTTCTGACGCCGCGCCCGAGCCGAACGTCACCGTCGACCCGTTCGAAGGGGTCTCACCAGCCGTCCGCGAAATGCTCGGGGACTACCAGCGGCTCAAGACGGACTTCGCCGAAGTTCGCCGGGTCGCCGGCATGGTCCCGGGCCTGCAGCGCGAGATCGACAGGCTCAAGAACACCGTCACGCCGCCGGCGCCGAAGCCGGACGCGTCGCGGAAGTTCCAGGCCGTCGAGAAGCTGCGCGAGGAAGGACTGGACGACATCGCAGCTGCGCTCGACGAGATCAGCGCAGCGATCCCGCAACCCTCTGCATCGCCCCCGCCGGCCGCGCCCGCCAAGGACGCGCCAGATCCGGACTCGGCGGATGCGCGACTCGATTCGGTCCGGCCGACGTGGCAACAAGACCTGACGTCGACCGAGTTCCTGCTGTGGCTGTCGCAACAGCCCGCTGGATTTCAGAACGAGATGCGCTCCACCGCAGACCCCGACGTGATCGTCAAGGGCCTGAAGCAGTACGACACGTTCGTGGCCAACACGGCCCCGAAGGCGCCGGCTGCACCACCGTCCCCGCAAGCCGGATCGCGCTCGCAGCGCCTGGCCGCAGCGGTGGCGGCGCCCC